GTCTGCATGCTCCTTATCGATGACAATGTCATCTCCTAGGAGTCTGTAGAAGGTCGGGTTCACACTTCGCACTAATGCGTGATGTGATAACGCAAAGGCAGCGAAAGAAGGAAAGAGACCCAGAGGTTGCCCGCTAGACCATGAAACATCACCAAAAGGAGATGTCCATTTTCCACGAGAAACCTTTTTGAACAACTCTCGATCATGAGGATGACCAATTTTATTGGCATCTAACATATCAAAAGTTAGATCAGCTGGGAATCTATCTGTTGCGTTTGATAGATCGAACGCAACTAGTTTTCCACCCTTCTGCATATAACCTTGTATTTCCTGGACTCCTTTTGATTGATCAAAAGTACAGTCTTCGGAAACATTCTTCAAAGAAGAATATAAGGTTGAACCAAAGCTTGATAAAGCTAACTGGAATGCAGGGAGCGGATTGGCAACAGCACGAAGCTTATATCCAGGCTCTTGTATCAAGGAGATAACACCCACATTCATAGGTGTTCTCCCGATATAATTAGCATGGATTGTAGCTCGATGAGCCTCACTTAAGTTACCTCTTCGGTCAACTAATAAATTAGATGCCGTCCAGTTAACTAAAAAGTGATGCTTAAAACTTGATAACAAATTTTCAGCATTCATGGGAACAGTCTTCATCGCATCACTATGATACCCACCAAAATGGTTTGGTATCCTAGTCTGTTTTGAAGCCAATTCTGCTATTGTCCAAAATCTCTTCTTTTCTCTATCCCACGGCAATTCAGAGAATTTTTGATTTATACTATCAAATGATAGTATTCGTCTCATCTCTGTATACTGTGAGGGTTCAGTCACAGCATCATGGAATTTCTTCCATTGCTTGTCTGTAACTTTTTTGGAAATAAATGAAGTATAGACCATAAAAGCACTTAAGCTTTTTTGAGGATTTTTCAAATTCATTAGAATCTTGAAAGGCCCCTTTGGTCCATGTTCATTATGGGAAATCCAAGAGTCCTCTCTCAAACTGAATTTTCCGTATGCCAACTTATTTATGAAACCTTGTTTCATAAGTTTAAGTCGATCTACAGTCCATTCTTCACCATT